CAAACCCTGAAATCGAGACAAGAATTGCCACACTTACACCAATCAACTCAGCTATAGCGTAGGCGTTAGTGTCAGCTATCAGTACGGCAAATTCCATCCATACTAAGATAGGCGCTATCGGTGATATACCAGTTTTCCAGTCAAATAGCTGCGATCATGGTTGTTGAGTGGGTGAACACCGGTATTCTATGCTAATCGCACATGAAAATCGTGCTAACGATGTCGTAGAACAGCTGTAGAGGCTGAATATAGCACTTTGAGAGCCATTATTTGAGAAATCTCGTGGAGGGGCATGTTGGACATGTTTAGTGTAGGGGTGATGGCTTCGAAACACCGTTCCCGAACGATAATCCTGACAATGCCAACAGTCACGACTTCTTCGCACGGTCTGCGCTGCGATGAAGCGACTTCCAGGCAATGAGTCCAGTCACACCGACCAGCATCATGATGAAATACAGTGCGATTGCTGAAACGTCCAGCCCGACTATCACAATATCGATCCACTCCCGTGCTACCAGCTCCAGGATACCTTCGACTGTCTTCGCCGCGCCAATACCGATGATAAGCCAGAAGCTCATCACCTTTTTGTCGAACGCTTTGACGATGCTATCCTCTGGCATGTTAAAAAATACACAGCAGTTAGTACATACCAGTTTTCAGAGAATGATGAAGCCCTGCTCGAACGCGTACGCTTCGTGGTTCGACATCTCGTCACCACGGTTGACGAACTCGCCCGTCTGTGGTTCATACAGTGCACATGATCCGTCGTCGTAGACGATCACGTTGTATGCGTGGCGGCCCGAGTAGTCGATCACGACACCGACCGCGTTGACCATACTCGTACGCGACTTGGCTCTGAAAGTAGAACGCGAAGTTGTTACAGTCGAACTGCCATTCGACATACTCTTTCGAGAGGACTCGACATCCCTCAACGATCTCGTCGAACGCGTCGATGCCTGGACACCAGTACCGACCGTCGCAGGTCAGGTGCGTCATCCCGTCACCGATGTTTTCAAAGTTGTCAGCAAGCGCATCGCGCACCCACTGCTGGCCACGTTCTGTGGTCTCAATCTTTGCCATCACCGAAAGAACGGACTGATCACTCTATACCAGTTTTCGTCAGAGAACAATGATCCCGTATTCGATGTCGAAGATGTCAGACTCTTCTCTGACAGTGCCAACAGTATCGTCGTACTCCGCAATCGTCCCATCGTCAAAGACGATGAAATTGTACATGTCACCAGTTGCGTAGTCGATCAGGACACCGATTCCGTTCAGCCGGTCCTGTTGGCATGAAGCGGATTGGATAGTAAAATGCAAGTTTTCGGCCTTGTACTTTGCGTTTCGGTAGCTAAGGTAGTCGCTGATTTCGCCTAACGTGTCGCGGAAGTCGCCTTCGTCTTCAGGCAGGTAGTAGCGGCCGTCTCGTACCATTCGTCGAACTGAGCCGGGAAAATGTGTGAAGTGTTCTGCCAGCACGCCCTGTACCCAGGACGTGTCGCGCATCTCCATCTGACTATCGCTCATGTGAGCTGATAGTTACCGAAAGAATATGGTTCTTTGTGTTATCAGTCGTTCGAACGTTCGTAGCCGTCGTCGAACGTGAACGAATCGTTTTCGTATTTCAGGTAGTCATAGTACCTGGTCGGGTTTTCGATTGCTTCTTCGATCGCCACATCTGTACCTGGAAGCGTTTCCTCGTCAGCGTCACGAAACGCATCCGCCAGCTCGTCTGGCGACGTGTCGACGAGCTTATCTTCTCCATGTTTAACTATCCGCCCGACACCTGTCACACGACCGTCCTTGATGATTGCTGTGAATGTCATTCGTCTTCTTTGTTGTTTAGCAGTTGGAAGCCGGAGTATCCGACAGCAGCGTTCGAGCTGCCCGTTGCGTTGAAGACGATGTGTTTTTCGCCTTCGAACTCGCTGATGTCGACTACGACCTCCTTCCAGCTTTCGGAGCTATTGTTACCGTACACCTCTTCTCCCGGCATATTACTTCCACCACTCCCTCCCCCGTCTGTGATGTCGTCTGCGAGATTGACTTGTTGGTTGTGGCCAGTGTTGGCGAACATGAATCGCAGTTCGTCCCAGTCCGTCACGTCGACTGGTTGCCACGTACCCAGATGGTAGTCGTCACCACTATTGTCGTACCTGACACTGATAGCTACTTTCTCGTCTCCTCTACCTTCAGAGTATGGCGTTCCGATCGAGTCATCGGCCCACGATTCATCGTCGAACGTTTCCGAGACGATGCCGTATGGGTCCGACCCTTTGGTCCAGTATTTTTCAGATCCGTCCTCGCCGTCACTTCGTTCTTCTGAAATCTGACCCCCAGCATCGTGGTCATACATCAGACGTTCGATGTCGTGGCTGAACTCGTCGTACTCCCAGATCTTCTGATTGGTCCAGAGCATCTGCGTCCCTACTGGGTCCGTCTCTGCGAGCCCCCAGAAGTCGTTGTCGTCCAGCATCTCCTCGCCGAGTTGTTTCGCCACGCCGCACATCGACACCCAGTATTGGATGAGATCTTCGATGTCGTCCTCGTCCGAGAAGTCGATCTCTTCTCTCACATCTTCTGTATCATCCCAGTCTTCTGGATCGAGATCATCCATAGCGACGGCGATCAGCTTGGCCGTTGGCATTGTTCGATCGGTGAACGCTTCACGCGCATCTTCGTGACCGTCTGTCCACTTCATCGCCCGCTCTGATCGACCGATTTCGTTCAGCGACGCTCGGGCCTCGATGAGCACGTCGAAGATCGTCTCTTCGTTGAACGCATCGTACAGCAGGTCGCGGCTCCAAACGACGCGGTTCATTATAGTCTCAGACAGTACCAGGTTCGATGCTGTTTGCGCATCTTTGATGATGTCGTGGTAGGTGTCGAACTGGCTGAACAGGTCCATCCCGAGCGTGTTGTCGTACGTAGCGAGCCCGCGGCCGACCCAGCTATCTGCATTGAACCACTCTTCGGTGGCCATGTCGACGTTCATGATCTCGCTCATTGCGACATCAGACTGACTCACTACTTCACGCGCAGTCTCATCGTCCACTAACGTCTCCATCGCGGGTTCCGACTCCGAGATCGGGCGCATCGACTTTTGTGAATCAGCAGCCTGTTCGATGGCCTCTTCGTCTCCGACGACGTCACCGAGTGTCGGCTTATCCTCGAAGTCGACACGTTCGAGCGAGTCGTCATGCGTCGACATACCGATTCCGACCAGGAAGTTCGACCTGTAGAACGAGTCACGACCTTCTTCTGTGACGAGGAGGGTCTCCATCGCGTCGGGCGACGACGTGATCGAGTTCATCGTTATTGCAGAACCGGTAGCTTCTCGCAGGGCGTCTTCGTTTTCTGTTACATCTGCGAACTTATCGAAGTCGTCGAATAGATCTTCGTCGAGCAGCTTGTCGTAGGTCGCCATCCCGCGGCCCACGTAGACATCGGCGTTGAAGAAGTACCGTGAGCCGATGTTATCCGACATGATGGCGTTCATCGCCTTCTCGTAGTCGGTGAGGACTTCCATCGACTCCTCTTCGGTAGCGAGTACGGACATCGCCGTTTCCGTTCTGGCGATCACGTCCATCGCGCCGGTCGAATCGGCGATGATATTCTTGATGTCGTTGTCCGAGCCGACGATGTCGCTCAGTGCCGAGCGTGAGTGGGCGACGTCGTACATCGAGTCGAGCCGTTCGAAGACGTTGAGCCCGAGATCGCCGTCATACGTTGCCATCCCTTGACCGACGCCTGCGACACCCTCGAAGAACATGTCGCGACCGACCTCGGCTTCGAACATCTCGTCCATCGCCGAGCCGCGTCCTGCGACTTCTTGCATCCCAATGCGCGAGTCTGTCAGTGCATCCATCGCGTTTTCGGAGGCTGCGATTCGGTTGACCGTATCAGCAGACGGTGCAATACCGTCCATTGCGTCGGGATCGTTGACGACATCTTCGATCGTATCCAGCTCGCTCATGACCTCGTCATCGAGCGTTCCGTCGTAGGTCTCCATACCGGTGCCGACATGCCAGCTGGAGCCGAAGAACGCGTCCGTGGCGTTGTCGTTGCCGAAGACAGAGCTCATCCCGGAGGAGCTTTGCGCCAGCTCTTCCATCGCCACCTCGGAGCCAGTGACCACATCGATCGATTTCTGCGATGTGACGAGATCGTCCATCGCGCCGGAGTTGTTAGCGACGTTGCTGAACGTAGACTGTCCGTCGAACTCCTCCTCGTCCAGATTCTCGTCGTAGGTCGCCATACCGGTGCCGACGTGGGAATCAGCGCCGAAGAAGTGATCTCTCCCCTGGCGTGTGGACATCAGCCCACGCATGCCAGCAGTACCTTCTGCGACACGTTCCATTGCCGAATTGTCGTCTTCAACCGCAGCCCAGGCAGACGGGGAGACGCCGATCCGGTTCATCACATCTTCGCGCTCTGCCATGTCACCAACCGCGTCGAGGTCATCCACGATCTCTTCTATCGTGTCGTGTGTGGCGTACAGACTCTCCGGGATCTCATCATCGTATGTCCCGATCGCTTGACCGACGTAGTAGTCAGCGCCCAGCAGCTGCTCTGTCGCATCGTCGTTAGCGAAAAACGCGTCGACAGCAGTCTCATCGGTCGTGATATGTTCGAGAGCCAGCTCTGTATCCGTTAGCTCGTCCTGCCCTGCCTCAGCTTCCGCGGCCGCAGTGATCGCTTCCTCGCTCTCTACGATGTGTTCGAGAGCTGTTTCGCTGTCGGCGAACACCGACATTGCCGTGCTCTGGGCGGCGAACTGCGTGTATGCCGGTTCGTTCTCAGCGACGCGGGCCATCGCAATTTCGCTTTCGGCGACAGCTTCACTGGAGACAATTTCGCTCGCCATCGCCTCGCTGGCGATCTCGCTGCTGGTGAACGCGTCCATCGCACAGTTGGAATCAGCGAACGCCCCCATCGCGTCCTCATCAGCCGCGACTGTTGGCATGGCTTCCTCCGCGTTGGCCAGTGCATCAACACCGACTTCACAGCCGGCGAGGTCGTCGATCACCGATTCGGTGGTGACGATTGACTCAGCGATTTCTTCGTGGTTGACGCCTACGTAAGATCGTGCGATCTCCAGTATCGTTTCTGGACTATTCTTCAGTTCATCGACTGCTTCTTCGGATGCAACAACATCTTCTATCGTTTCGAGATCATTCAGGATGCTGCTGTCGAGATCTCCAAACGTGGACAACCCACGTCCGACATTGTCACTTTCGAAGAACAGTTCTCTTTGACTGTGTGGTATGTTCTCACTCATTCGTTCTCACCTGTATTCAGATCTGCTCTGAATACTGCTCTCATTGCCTCTTCAGAATTGATGATCTCATTTGCATACTCATCTACCGAGATCAGGTATTCGAAATAGTCTTCATCATCGATTACTTGATCCCAGTGGTACTGAAGCTCGATCTGTTCGCTGTCTGGGTGTGCTGGTACACCTTCTCCACCAGCTCCACCGCCAGGGCCACCACCAAAGCCTGTGATACCAGGCATTATTCGGTCACCCTACCGTTGAGGCCGGCCAGTACATCAGCCGATTCTCCGTCATTGTGGCCCGTTCCGTAAAGGCCGTTGTCGATTCCGATCATGATCAGTTGGTCGTCTTCGGTCTCATTCTCATGCTCATAGAGCACTTCTTGGCCGTCACCGACCTCACGCGCGAACACTGTCTCGCTGTCCCCTTCGAGTATGACGTCGAGTAGTTCGCCGTCACCGCCGTCGAGCTTTGAGACGACGAGGTCAACCCCATTTGAAACAGGGTTGCCGTTGACCGTGAGGAACGTTGCCTGCTCGATGAGCAGTCGTTCACCCGGCCTGATTAGGGCAGTTTCCAGGTTCGCCGCGCTTTCGAAGCTCACTTGACCTGTTTGCGTGGGCGCGTATATATCAGTTTTCACGTCTGTTCCGCCGAGCACCATATCCTCGACGTCTACGTGCGGACCGATGTTGCGTAGGTCCGTTGCGTCTGTCACTCCTTCCGCATCAGTATCGAAGCTCCAGATAACGACACTTGGGTCCTGGTCATCGATCTCTGACGCCAATCTGACATGGAGTCGGTCGGCTGCATCACGCGAGTCGTGGATGTCTTCGTGGTAGATAGCGTCCGGGTCCCAACCGATTGCTACCTCTTGCCCGGCCTGGTCTGCTTCGAGCTCGATTACGTTCGTCTGATCCGTTGCGATCCAACCATCAACAAAGCCCTCTCCTGGGAGGATAGTAACTTCGAGCGAGTCATCCTGCCACTCGGCATCGAACTCTTCGTATGTCGTTTCATCGAGATCGGCGTAGCGTAGCGAGGATCGCGTTGGCTCATTTTTGGGGTGAATCCACCCTTCGGCGTGCATGCCGGTGATCTCTCCGTACTCGATGTTTCGTGCTGTGGTTCGTTGTGCACCTGGTTGTGCGCGTTCAGTCATTATTCAGTCACCTCACTCTCGTCCTGGTACAGTAGCTCGACGCGAACAGTGACAGCATGCTCTTGACCCTTGGGGTCGAGCCGTCCTTCATCGTCGTCCAACAGGACACGGTTGAATGCGTTGTCTTCTGACCCTGCCTCGTCGCCAGTAACCAGTGCTGCTTCGTACAGCGTCAGACCGGCAGCATCGTCAGAGCCGAGCAGTGTGATTGCTCGAATCGTTGTTCCATCACGAACGAGATCGTCTATGTCAGTTCGGTACACCTCATTGCCGAGATGCTCATCGTCGATGCTCTTGTCCGAGTCGTCATCGCCAAAGGCTATCCGATTGACTTCCCACGGAATGGTTGCATCGTCATCGTCTGGGAAAGCCAACTCTGCAACGTGTTGCCGGTACGGTGCAGTCATGTTGTTTCGTTCGCTGAACGACGAGACAGGCTGTTCCTGTTTCAGATGACCGAGCTTCTCGCGTGAGCTCAGCTCATCCCAGTTGTCGTAGCGCGAACGGATCGATTCGACGTCATAGATGTCCACTTCGACGTTATCGCCGAGCGGCATCGTTGCTTGTGTTCCATTCATGAGTTTGTGATTACGTCCACTCCCCACCTACCTTCATCCCAGTACATACCCGAAACTTCATCAGCTTCAACCTTATGTTTATCGGACAATACGAAAATCGATGGACCGCCGTCGATTTCTTCCTCTACCTGTCCGCCAGCAGTGAGAACCAGAGCCGATTCGTCCTCATAGTCTTCTACAAAGTCGTCGACGTTGAAAACGTCCTGACCCCAGCCACCACCATCGCTGACGTAGAAGACGCCTGGCTTATCGAACGATACAGTTACGAAGTCGCCCATCGCAAGTGCAGACTCTGCATCTACTGGGTTGACGAAGTCTGCTGTTGAACCCATCACCAATGACGACGATGAGTCAAACTCCTCCATCTCACCGACGTTGAACTGGTCGATTCCCCATCTACCGTCGTGTGAGGAAAAGATTTGAACGCGGTCGCCATCGGCTGACGCGTTGGACGAGAATACAAGACCCGACTCTCGCTCAGTATTCGAGCAAGATACCCACACTGACGCCTGCTGCAACGATCGTCTCGATAACGCTGATGAACTCAGCGTCGCTGATGTCTGATTCATCGAGCTCGTCAAGCGGAAGGTTCAGGTTGATATGCAGCTGTTCGAGGTTGTACGGCTCTTCAATTTTTACATCATCAGGGTTCTGTGGGTCCAGCAGCGAAATGATGATCTCTCGAATCTCCTCAACTGTTGCTGAGGTTGTCGAAGACCGTAGTGCAACCTGAATACGGCTTCGGAATACGTCATCGTTTTCTCCACGACGACGCTCCAGGCCGAATACTTCAGCGATCTTGTCCAGCTGTCCATCCGATGCAGTGGTGACGAACTGTGCAGCTTCAACATCAGAAGTTGCTTGATCGAGCTCTGCAATCTCAGCTGCTACCGCTCCAAGTAGTGCATCCCATACCTCGCCTTCGTACGGCGTTTTGAGCAGATCATTCAGCCGTTCATAGGCTTTCTGTTCCAACTCTTCACTGCTCATCGACAGTCACCTCTCCAGCCATCGGCGCTTCGAGACGTTCGACCTGGATGTTCTCGTCGGCCATTTCTTCGCCTTCAACGGCCATTTCGATGTCAGCAGAGATGACACCCTGCACTTCCATCGCCCGTTTGAACACCTGGTCGTAGACAACGTCCTCGCCGATACCGAGACCAGGGAAGTCTATTTCGTTCGAGTCCTCGCCACCGATGTATCGCGTAATCGAGTCCTCGATACGCAGGTTGCCGTCGTGCGGGTACGTATCAGACGTGTTGACGACGACATTGACATCGATCGTCACCTCGGCAGCTCTATCGAAGTACTCACTGCGCTCCTCACCACTATCGGTGAGTGCCATTGCTTCGATCTCACCAATAGATTCGACACCACCGGCTCGTGAGTCATAGATCGCCTGTGCGATCCTGTTGTTGTCAACTCCCGGTGCAAACACTGTGACGTTGGGGCCATAGCCGATGTCGGGATCTCGGATCTCATCAACACGGACTGAAATGATGCCATCGTCCTTGTTGTAGATACTGGACTCGATGCCGGCGATCGTTGAAACGCCACCCTCCGCCATCTCGCTTTCATACCGAAGTCGGAACTCGGTATCAGTCTCTTTATCGCGTCCACGTCGGAACCCTTCAGCAGTCGAGCCTGTTGGCTTTTCATTGTCAACGGAGACAAGCACTGGGCTTGGGTTCGTGATCTCTGTGATCGTGTGCGCGGCAACGTTCGTCTCATCACCAAGCCATTGTTCATCGATGTCAGCCTCGACCGGATCGAGCGCGATAACAGACACTGTCACTTCCGTTCCAGCATCCGATGGATCGATCTCGAACTCTTCGTTGTTTACGAACGGGATTGGCGGTTTCTCGTCAGTTGGCGGTGTCGTAACCTCTACGTCACCCTCATCGAAGTAATGGTTAGACGTAATATCGCCAGCAATCGTAAACTGGACCTCACCGGTTGCCGGCTGAAGCTGTCGACGTGACATCCCTGCCAATGCCAACAGCTTATCAAGTGCCTCACCATGCGTGTCTTCGTAGAAGGCAACGTAGTAGTTCTCTTCCTGTGCTTCCCATTGTTGGCCCAGTTCGACCGACATCAGATCGACGATCTGCTTGATCGGAGATGACTGGTGAATGTCTACATCACCGAGGTCATGTTCAATCCGACGGAGCATGTCTTCCTGAATCTCGTCGATGTGTTTTCGCTCGAACCGTCCGTCAGATTTTACACCGTAGCTCATACATTCACCTCGAACTGCGACCCGCTGATGAGGGTGAGCGTAACTGTGATATTCGAATACCGCCCGTCACCCATCTCTATATCGATGTCATTGATCTCACGAACGTCATCGCCGTGAGTATCATTGATCGCTTCAACGATTAGACTTTGTAGCTCGTCCTCGCCGCCTCTGCCAGCAGCAAATACGTCGAGACCGTGATCCGCGTCAAACGGATCTTCACCACGAACAGTCAGTAGCGTAGTCTTGATACCCTGGATGACGGCCTTTTCGCCCTCTACCCACACCATTCGGTGACGACTATCCATGCGAATATCGCCGTCAGCGGTTAGTGCAAGTGTTCGTCGTGACGAGAACTCAGCCATCACGAATAACAAACACTACGAACATATATACCAGTTTTGCATAACAAATGCAGAAACCTCGAAAACAGCTCTGTACTACGGTTTTGCGGGCATTTCAGCTCTAACGTATCATCCCGTTTCAACAATAGCATCCAGATTGTCAAGTCTGGACTGGAGCTGATCTCTCGCCTGTTCCATTTTCTGGCACACGTCTTCGCGCTCATCCGACGGCACTTCAACCGAGATGCCGCCCTCCAGCTCCTGTATTACTAACTGGTCGTCGTCAGCCTCATTGATACGTTTGATTGCGTACTCCAGACCGTCGATTCGTTGCTCGATAGCTTTGATGTTCTCCTCTGCCAGCTTCCTTTGGTCAACCCCCCGACGTGCTACTTTCTTCTCTTTGTTCTTCGACTCATCCGCATCCATGCCAACAGAATCGTTGCTCAGATCTACCACATCTCGACCCGTATCATCCATGATATATCTGTTACATTACGTTCACAGCTACTTAGGGGTTAGGCCCAAAAGGGCACACATACATATGGGGGCACCCATATACATGTGTACGCGGAAATGGTCTCTATCTATATTTTACGACCCTACCAGATGTGAATCTTTCATACGCACCTGTTGGCAGTGTCGTGATGTGTGAAATAAAGTCCTGGCGTTACGCTTCTATGAGTGTAAAAGTCTAAACATGTGTGATATACAAGCTGAAATGTAGGTCAGATATGGACCGATGAGTTGCCACCACTATCCGTGATGTCCACTGCACCGCCAGAGCCAGGATCAGTACCTACTCCGCTTTCTGTCACGTATAGTGGACTTCCGTTGAGTGAGACCGAGTCGGCAACAGTGTCGGGTTGAATCTGATGTCCGAACACTTCGATACAACCATCGTCGTCATCGTAGTCGTGTGCGTGTGACGGGATGTCGATCTCTGCTTCTCCGGTTGACGCAATCGGTGTTCCGTTCACACTGATCGAAGCCGATCCTGTAACGTTGCCGCCTGCTGGTTCGCTACATTCTCCTGGATGTCCGAACGCCTCTACTGGTGCACCGATTAGTGCAAGCTTCGTCATAGCTCAGTCGATCCCTGATTGAAGTTGACGTCTTGGTGGTACCACTCGAAGTTACCATCACCGTCCGAGACGATTCCGTAGCCACCATCGTCGAGCAGCTTGAAGCCGCCACTCTCACCGTCCAGTTTGATTCCCTGTTCTGTTTCTTCGTCCTCTATAACGACAGAACCGTCGTTTTTGATCCAGATCAGTTTGCCTGATGGGTGTGCGAACAGGTAGTCTCCTTCTTCGTAGTCGAACTTCTCCGTTGGCGTTTCGTCTTCGTCATTCCAGTAGGTTGGGAAGAAAAACGCATCTCGAACGCGGAACGAACTTTTCAGTTCGCCGATGTCACTGTGGCCTGATTCGACGATGAGATCATCTGTTGGCTCCTTCGTATGCAACGCCAGCCCTTCCATCCCCGACCGGACTGGGATTACTTCTCCGTAGCCTTCCGGGTGAGCATACGTTGTTGCGATTGGTACGTTGTCGATGACAACATCCGGGTCTCTCATCAACGCAATGTCTACGCGGCGCTGTTCGTGGTCTACGCTTTTGACGATAGCCATGGAAACCGTGTAGATTCCCATCAGCTCTTCTTTGGCGTACTGCCGAATCAGGTTTGGAATATTGGTCATGAGATCGTGTAGTTCATGTCGAGCGGATCGAGTTTTCCTTCAACGTGGTGGTCTCCGCTTGTTGTGTCGGAAACGAACGTGTATCCGCGCACTCGGTACGCGCCGTTGTAGTCATCAGTGTCTATGACCAGGGCAGCACCGCGCCGGATGGATGGTTCAAGCATTGCTTCAAACTCAAGCCCGTCACTGTCTTCTGCTTCACCATCCGATTCATTGATCGATACTAACGTATTGTTGTATGAAAGTTCTACCGCCTCATCGGTTCTTCCATCCTTTCTGACGAAGTACAGCCGACCGCCGTCAACAAACCATTCCCAACCTGCGTTGGTCATCGACTCTGCTTCCTTTATCAGTTCGTCGAGCCAGTGTCTGACTGGCTTATCCTTCGAGACAATGAAATTGCTTGTGACGGTCGAATCTATTGACCCGATGTCGCCGGCGGTTAGACCACACTCGCCAGCCAGATCCTTTGCGATCTGACTTGGTGTTTGGTTTGTTCCGTAGGTCTTCGACATCTTCTTTTTGGTGAGGTGGTCGCTGACCTCACTACCCTTCAGCCTGAAGATACGATCATTGCCGTCGGACTCGGTTGTCTTCTTCTCAATAATCCCGTGCATTACAGACTGTTGATCCCCATCCTCCCATCCAAGCGTAATGCGGCAGTAATCGTCTTCAGAGACGTTCTTCCAGGTATCTTCAGCCAAGTTCCAGATCTGGACGTCGAACCGGTGACCGTCATCAGATGTGTCTTCGACTTCGATACGCATATCCAGATCTTCAACAGAGATCGATCCAGCGTCTACGCGACGATACTGTTGCCAGGCCATTATCTGTTACCTTCCTCTTTCGGGAACACGCCAAGACGCACGTTACGTCCCAGATTCTCTGGTGTAACTGCATCTGCCTTGTTCGATGGGTCAAAGAGGATGAACGCAACGTATGGGTCGAGACTGTATTCGACCATCAGGTTCGCAACACCGTTTACGATCCAGGTGTCCGTATCAACGTGCTTGATTCGGATTACCCAGCGTTCCATTGTGCCGTTCCAGTCAAATCGGATTCGGAACCGATTGTTCGGCCATGCGTTGAGGTTACTAACCTCTCTGTGTACTGGTTGCTTTCGACGGATTTCGTTACGCGGGAGTGGGATTACTTCGAAGGACATTGCTACATCCCCAACCAACCTTGGATGTCACCGACAGGGTCTGTACCACCACTTTCTTCTTCCATATCAGATTCTTCTTCACGCGAGCGTACAAGTGTTGGGTCTTTGTGAGCCGACGAACCGGACATCGTTGTCGAGTCATCGGGGTCAATGCTCAGTGTTGCCGTTCCACTGCTTGCCTCTATGACTTCGGTTATCGAGATGGTGACAAAGAAGTGGCTAATCTGTGATGCGTCCTGATCGACGCTCAGATCATTAAGTTTGCAGTTGCCGTAATCTGCAAGACCGATCTTTGTTCTGAACGGACGATCTGCATCTCTCAGGTCAGCCAGTTTCTTGTACGTTTCTGGCGTGACGTATGCGTCGATATTCGCCTGCACAGGTTCTGCATCAACGAGTGACGTGTACGAGAACCCCTTCTCTGTTTTCTTTTCAGGTGCGTCCATCCCGCCTGATTCGTTGACAGAGATGACTCCTGGCACATGCACATCGCCGATATACATCGATTCGTTCTGTGTTTCTGTTGGCATTGTTCTCTCCTCCTATTAGAATCCGAGTGCGTCCCCGGCACTACTTGCGACATCGCTTGCCGCGTCAGATGCCGCGTCGGTCCCCATATCCAGGCTGTCTTCGATTCTGGAGACACCTTCCGAAGCTGCTTTCCGTGCGCCCTCCTCGACCATTTCTTTGACCTTCTGTGCATCGTGGACTTCACCATCGAAGTGGATGTCGATGTCCTCGGTGATGTCATTGATTCTGTCACCACCAATGTCCATCATGCCGGATGCCAGACCTTGTGGCCCACCACCGGCATTTTCTGCAAACGCGCCGCCGATGTCCGATGCCGAGCTTGCTGCCCCGCCGGCTGCACCAGCGACGCTTCGTGCTGTGTTGGCTGCCCCGCCAACGGCGTTGCCGACGTTGCCTGCAACACTGCCTGCTGTATCTACTGCACCACCAACCGCGCTACTGACGCCACCGGCAGCACTTGTTGCGACGTCCGTTGCTCTGTTGACGGCACCACCGATCGCTTCAGTTCCTGTTTCGATGCCGGAAGCGATTCCACCAGCGATTGAACCACCCAGCTCCTGGGCAGCCGATTTGACGCCACCAGCTGCACTACTTAGTGCACCACCAACAACATCATCGAGAGCACCCAGTGCAGACATGATTGCTCCGGTGATTAGCCCGTGTGCATTCATAACACCGCTGGCAATGGTCGAGATGATCGAGTAACCCCAGCCAGTCAGGTTCGAGAGCGGTCCTTCACTCGCGTCAGAGCTTGGCATCAGTACACCCAGGATTCCCAGTGAGTCTCTCAGTGCGTTGTACAACAGACCTGGTGCCGAGAGGATTCCGCTCGCAATGGTTGCCAGCAGGCTCTCTCCGTAGGCGTGCAGTGTATCGNCAATATCGCCAGGGCTCATGTCGGCGAGAGATCCGGTGATACCTTCGATGTANCCTGTTACNTCGGCAGTGCCACCGAAGATCCATGCGATGAAGCTGGCAAACATGTCTACGAGAGCGACCAAGACGACGATGATTCCGGTACCGATTGCGCCGAACGCGTCAAGCAGGAACATCAGCCCATCACCGATGAGGCTGATTCCTTCAGTGATGATGTATGCACCTGCCATGACTCCGTAGACGATTGCGTCCCATGTCTGGTCGATGAGTGCTTTGATAGCTTCCAGATATGGCTC